CCTAATCATTTCATCTAAATCATCTACAGTATAACCTAGCATTCTATTGCCTCCATATATTTAATCATAGTATTAAGTGTTATATGAATGTGACAATCACAATCATCTGATGTATCTCTATCGTCAAAATGGATTAAGTTGTCATCATAGATATAATCAATTAGTTCTTGGGTGGTAATCATAGTAGAAATTCATCTCCTTCAATATACCCGTAGTATTCGTTATATGATTGTTTTAAGTTATCAGGAGCAAATTGCATGAACTTATATTCAGCATATGCTTCCCCTTCTTCTAAATTAGCATTGTTCCATTGCTCAAATAGATGTTGCTCAATATCTACTTGAATTGCTCCAAGAATATGTTCTCCAACTGTATCTGTAAATGCTTCCATTTTATTCCTTTCGTTATGTGATTATTATATATTAGGGGACTGACAAATGGAATAGATTTCCTATGTGATACCGCCCACATTTTTATAAAAGCTCTAAAATTTCAGGCAATTTTCTATTGACTTCTTAAAGAGAATAATATACCCTCAATTCTTTTGTGGGCAAAAAGAAAGTCCCCCAGATCTTACCTGGGGGACCATATATTAGGGCTGCTAAGAGTAACCAACGAAAGTAACAATCTCTGCCTTACTTAGCTCCTGGCCATACGACTAGATAGAAGCACCCTAAAATACTATTATATCATATTAGTCAACTGAGACTAATGTGTATTTATTTACAAACTCAGCAATGCCGAACTTTGCTACGACTGTAGTAAGGTCCTCTTCAAAAAGAGTTACGGTTTGCGCTTCCCAATTTACAATTGGTACCTTATGTTCATTGTCATCTAATCGATTAATGCTAAAGCCCCAGCCAGTTGTTGAGGTCCATTCATCTCCAATTAGATTTGATGTAGCAATGCGTGTTGCATAGGATGAGTCGCCCCACCTTGGCTCTGCTGCAGAAAGCGCTGCTGCTAAATTGCCAAGCATGTTGTGGCCTGCCCAGTGCCCATACAAAAACAATGTGTCACCGTTGTTTTGTCTAAATCCAAAATTTGCTCTGTCTCCCATTATAGTTCCGCCTCTTCTAATGTAGGTACTTCTTCGGTTTTGTTTAATTCTATCATCTCATATGCAACTTTGTCTAGGGCTCCCTCAAACTTATTCTTGTGATGACCACAGAAATAAAGTTCGCCTTCAACTAGTTTAATTAACCACATAGCTTGTGCTGTATTACATTTATCGCAAGCAATCCATCTAGTTAGGTCTTCTGTCACAGGTCATTGCCTTCAATCATATCTGCTAATTGATTAAGTAACCAAGAATCGATATCGGTGATATCAATCTCACGCAACTTCTCCATTAGTTCTTCACGAGCAAACTTGTACCCGTCTGTGAATCCTTCTTTGTAGTCTGACACTTTAACTCCTTATATATCCCGTTGGTTCGAATTCAGAAACATACACTTCTTCAAGATTATATTTTTCTCTAAGATGTGTTACTTTCTCAATACTACCAGTTCCAATGTTGAATGTCAACGGCTCTTCGTTGGCTTCAGGATCTAATCCAAGTATCTCGGCCTCCCAGGTGGCCCGTGCATAGGCCACCTTGTTTGGTGCGGTGAGTTCAAAGTACATTAGTCCACCTCTACTGAATCGATAGATGATGACATATATGTAATTGGTTCATCATATGATACTGTGTCAAAGTCTGTATCATGAATCGCATTAATAGCAGACTCCTCGTCACGGGCATTAACTGTAACTGAATATTGAACTGTTACAGTCAACTCAAATTCATTTGTTAGTTCGAAACCGCAGATGCTTGCAATCTCTTCTGCCTGATACTCTGTAATAGAATCATCATCCAGGCCTTCTAATGTAAAGATCTTCATGTCATCACGTAACTTATTTAATGTTGATGCAGTTGCATAGTCACGCTGAGTTACACGCTGAATCTGCTCTTCTAACTGTGCAATGCGTGCTTTGTTTTCTACTAATTGTGACTCGAGAAATTCTCGTGTCATGTAGTAGTTGTCTGTTGTTGTTTCCATTTTTTCCTCTTTCGTTTGGTTAGTTGTTGGTAGTGTAGCATGCTCCACTGACAATAATGTGGTTTTACGGCCACAAGGACATGTGAGCTCTGTCACACCAGATGGGAATCCAAAGCCATCTGATGATGTTAGTTCGATTAAAGAATCACATTCATTTGGGTCACAAACAAATGTATATTTAGATGAGATTAAATCTGTCATGATTCATACCCACACTTCTGGCATATCTCTACACCCTTCTCATCATCATACATTAAACAATCAGTCTCATCACATTCACGGCATAGATTCTCAAATTGTGATTCTGAAATCTTTTCTCCACGGAGGAACTCACATTCCCCACCCCAGCCAGTCTCTTCCTCATATGATAAAGTAAATAGAAGGTCAGGATATTGTGCAGACAACTTAGAAACGGCAGGCATAGGTGCAGACCAAGCGGTATTAAAGTTATAATGAACTACATGGTTATCACCATTAGGAGTCTCCTCCATATTAGTATCAGGATAAGTATCAGTTACAGATACGGCTACATCCCATTTGGTTCCCCATTCACGAACATTAAATGAATACCAGTCATTTGTCTTAAACTGCATTTGCTCTTGAAGTGAGAGGGAATAATCAGGCTGAGACATATATACTTCCTCAGTTACTCCAGCATCCTTATAGTTATAAATATTATGAAATGCAAAGACAGGCTCCGCATATAAAGTATTCTTCTTCATGAATGTATTCTTGCTTACATCCCATGAATCATGCATTTGAGTAAATGGCTTATTTAATTGAGCCATCATTTTCTTAACAGATTCAGGATTGCCTTCTACAGTTAATCCATTAAATACCCAGTTTGGCATTTGATATCCTTTCGTTGGTGATATGGCATTATTATAGAGGTAGCCACTGACAAATGTCAATAGATTCCAGCGATTTTTTATATTAGTCCGTAACAGGTTTGGGCCGCCTTCAGATATGTGGGCAAAGATCTGCAATTGTCAAGTGTGCCATGTAGGACTTGAACCTACGACGACCAAATTATGAGTTTGGGGCTCTAACCAACTGAGCTAATGGCACTAAGTGGAGCAGTTTTAAATCTTGCTCAGGATTTTTATTTATTAAAACGCAGAAACTAATTTCTTAATTTTATTTTTTTCTGCGGTTAGAACTGGGTCAAATCCTGATGCACCCGCAATAAGTGATTCAGAATTGCCACGAGATGTGCGATAGTAATCTAGGCGTTCAGTAAGCGCATTAAATGCACCCCACTTTGTTCCCTTGATTGTGGCATTGGTTGGTGAGTTATGATACAAATCATCAAGCAAAACGACTTTGTTTTCCCACTTCTTCAATGCGCCCTTAGAATCCTTTTCAGGCTTTGGGTAGATTGTTTGAATCAACTTTGAGAATTCTGCATCAGTAATTGATTGATTGAACATTGCTTGTGCTTCTTTTTCAAATTCATCAAAGTATCCAAGAGCAAGACCGAGAGTTTCACGGGCAACTTGAATGCGACCTTCAACAGATTGCGTGTGGCGAATCTTGAATGATTGCTTTGCATTACGCATTGCAAGATTCAATGTGTTTTGGCAGACTACACGAACAGGTGTAACAGCAGCCTGAACAGCAACAGACCCGTCGTGAGATGTCCAAACAATTAAATAAAGTTTGGTGGCATCGTTTGCGCCTTGTGGGTCAAGCACCATTGTGCGGGGAATGTCCACAGTTCCGAAAACAACTTTGCCACTCTTTAGAGAACCAGCAGACTCCCAAAAACAATTTGGATCTGCATCATGAATTGCATCAGCAAATGCGAACAATTCTTCATTCTGCACGGGCTTGTAACGCTTTCCAACAGTTGCGAGAACATCAGTTCCGCCGTTGAATGGATTATCACGCAATACAAGAGATGCGGTAGAAACATCATTCCATGATTCTGGAATGTGCTCAGTGATTGGAGATAGACGAACATTCCAATTAGACAACTTTGCTTCATCAAGCATTGTTTGTGTTGTAACTTCTTCATCTTGATTAAAGATGCGATTTGCTAATCCATGCCATGCTGGTTTTCCACGCAAAGCAAAAGCAACTTCGCCATTTTCAGTTTCTAGATTATGAGCCATAATTTATTTCCTTTCGGTTGGTTGATAAACTGAGTATAACATAGTGGACTGACATTAACAAGATTAGACAATCATTTGTCGACAATTAAAATGTGATGAATCTCACAAATTTCAGGGAGTTGTGGATAACTCTCGTAAGCCTGTGGATAACCGCCCACATATTTGGGGGCAGCTTTGAAGTTGGGAAGATGGGGCGGGACACAAAAGGCATTAAGATCCCGCCCCAAGCTTTATGCTAAGTGTAATTCCTTAGCAGTATTAGATAGTTTAGATTTAACAGATGTAATTATTTCCATTGGTAGAAACATTGCAGTTGTCTTCTTCTTTTTAATTGTATCGAATACAAATGCTTTTACATTACCATCAAAGCGTGTTATGTTGCTATAAACTAATTCAGTTAAATAGTCTTTGTCTACGCCTTGCTCTGAATAGATTGTTAAATCGTTTTGCTTGTTTTCATCATAGATTTCTATTCTGAAACGATTAGCCATTTTATTACCTTTGTTAGTAGGGACACCCGAAGGTGTGAGCAGTTTGGCGACATGCTCAGGTCGTTAGATTATTTAGAGATAACGAGCAACCGCATTGTAAGTGCTGGTATTAACTGTTTCCTCATCTGTCATCTTGAGAATACGAATTGCATTTTCGATTTCTTGCTTTTGCTCTAGGTATGTGTGACGACCCATCTGCTCAAAGTCACGCTCAGGCTCTGCTGGCAGGTCTGATTGTGTAACTGTCAAATCAAAGTCAATGTTGAGAGTGTTATTCCAAGCACGATAGTTGGTACGGAAGTTTTCTGCCTTCTTGATGTTAGAAACGGCATAGGCAGTAATTTCCTTCTGCCACTTTTCCATAGCCTTCTTGTACTTTGCTTCGTTTGTTTCTTGATTAGCATAGTTGGCGTTAAGTTCTACTAACTTTGCCTCAAGTGCCTTGATTACCTTTGGTGTTGCGATTTTTACTGAGATTGCTTTTCCTCTAGCCATTTGTTTCCTCTTTCGTTAGTTGGTTTGGTTAATTGTATTATAGCGGAGGGGTCTGACATTTCTGCGACCCCTCCACTTCCTTATACTAGGGCTTCGTTGCTAACTGTTGTCCAACGAGTTTCCTTTGTTGGCATTTCCAGTAGCACACGCACCGAGCCAGATGCGTTAGGAATAATCTCCTTGATTACTCCAGTTTTCTTTGACTTAAGAGTGGTGAATAAATCGCCAACCTTGTAAGTGTATCCATTTACTGTCATTTTGCTTCCTTTCTGTTTAGGGTGTTATTGTAGCATTAGGGTCTGACATTTATCAAGCCCCTAGGGTGTGATAAGCATCACAAGTATTCTGTTAGGTCGCCGTCCATAATTTCGTTCAGCTCCAAGCCTTCTGAGTCTGCGATAGCCTCCCATAGATCCATTTCATTAAAGTCTCCGTCTGGGTGTCTTTCAGATAAAATAGAATAAAGATTGTCCATTAGTATTCCTCCTCTGGTAGCCAAGCATTTAAGTGGTGTGCATCAACAATTGCGGATGCGGGTGCGGTAACCTGGCCACGCCATAACACGCCTTCAGGTAAAGCAATTTCACGATTGTAGTCCTCATCATAGAAAGCATCAATTGCTTCTATGCAAGGCTCCACCATAGAAAGTGGAACGGGTGGATAGTGATTACCTTGCAAGTGATAACCAATAGCAACCTCTAAATCTAGTTCATTAGATAAATCTAACGCTGTTGTGTATCCCATTAGTTTGCCACCTTTACGATAGCCCAAGAGCCCCCTTCGTTAATTGTTTCTAGTACTGGATAAATTGCAGGTAGCACCATAGACTTTAATGCGCCTTCTAGCATAGCAATTTGTGCGTCCTTATCAAGAGCCAATAGACGGGCACCTGTTGGGTTAGTTTCATCAACCTCTGTTACGAAGTTTAGAGAGTGTGCGATTGATACCATTGTTTTACCTTTCGTTTGTTTGATAATGGAATTGTAGCATGGTCCACTGACAAAAATTCCAACACGCCCAATGTTTATCTAATTTATTTATGTGATAAACCTCACAAATTTCAGGGGTGTTTCGTAACTTGACGTAACAGGCTTTGTGCCCCCACGCATTTGGGGGCAGCTTTGAAGTTTTGTCAACTCTTCCAGACTCTATACGCAACATATAGCGGAGAGGCCATTACAAAAATAATTCCAATTGAAATTACTGCAGCAATAAAATCAATCATGATCAGAATTCTTTTTGTGTTTTATTTTGCGTGTGTATTTTTTTTTGTTGCGAACAGGTTGCGCCGCATTACTGCGGCGCAATTCCTGAATGCGTCTAACTTTATCTCGAAGTGAATTTTGGAACATTGTATCCACTCGCTTCGTGAAAACGTGTTACATCAAATCGGTCGTTATCTTTTGCGAACATTTCCGCAAAATCATTTACCATTTTAGAAAAAACAGCGGGATGAGTTTTATCGCTAACATACTTTAGAATTTCTGCGGTTGCGACATAGTCTTTACGGGTCATCATTTAATTGTTACCTTTCCCATGCGGTCAATTACTTTTGTGTACATCTTGCCTGTTGGCATTGATAGGTTAATCGTTGAGTATTCGTTAGCAAATCCTACATCAGTAAATTTAGCAAATGCGGTAAATGCTTCCAGTGCATCATCATAGTCATTACTCCAGCGAACAGAGTTTCCGTCATAGGATAAAGTAATCTTATACATCTTAGTAGTCCCCAATCTCGTTAGTTACGCAATCGCATGGCTCGACATCATAGGAGTTTTCATCTCCCCAAAAAATTGCCCCAAATCCTAAGCAATCATCACACACAATGACGGAGATAGTTCCCTCGTCAATTACATCTAAGAAGTTTCCCATTTATAGTTTTCCTTTCGTTTGTTTGTTTTGTAATTATAGCGGAAGGGTCTGACAAATTAGTCAGACACCTTCACGGCAACAGTAGCCCAAAAATCATTTATGCCACGGGTTGGGCTGACCTGAATTGCGTAAGCCTCAAAGCCTTCGCCATACCAAATGCCGTCACGCTTTTCGGCATGAACGATAGTTCCCTCATCATGGCGAGAGCGTGAGCGATAGTGTTTTCCTACTAGTAGGGCGGGGATAGATAGAGTTAGTGCTGACATGGTGTCACCTTTCGTTTAGTTATGTATGGAATTATACACGAACGGACTGACATAAACTAATTACTAGCCAGTAATTTCACAATGTGAGACGCTCAAGTCATGTGATAAATCTCACAAATTTTCAGGGGTTATCCACAGATCTTCTTAAGTTATACACAGCCCCCACATCTTTGGGGGCAGCTGCCGACTTTGTCAAGTCGACACGCCGCCTTTATTTAATTTTCTTGCAGAGTTTCTAAAATAATTTGCACATCTTTTTCGTTAAGCAAAACTTGAGATGCACCCCAAAGATAAGCAAGCCAATTATCGCCATGCTTTTCTTTTGCAATAGATGCGACATCTTTTAACAGATCTGTATTCATTACTTTACCCCCTTGTATAAAAAATTCCACGCCTCACGGCATAACACAATGCTTTGACAATTGTCGCAGCAGATAACACCATGCTGATTTAATTCTAAATCATACATATCGATTGTGGTAGTTACTGCACCACATACAGAGTTTACAGATACAAAAGTGCTCATATGTAAAGTCCTTCCGTTGAGCGGTCTAATTCCCAATACATTTTCTCCTCTTGCCACTCAAAGAAATGAGTATCGCATAGAGTAGATGGTGAAACAGAATAAAACTTTATTCCGTTAGCGTTAGCATAGCATGTTGCACACATAAGTTTTCCTTTCGTTGATAACGAAAGCCTATCACACATGACCCACAAATCCTAATCTATTTGATGTGATGTTGCTCACAAAATTTCAGGGTTTTTCCACAGGCCTTCTTAACTTATCCACAGCCCCCTCTCCTTTGGGGGCCAGCTTAACTATTGTCAAGCCGACACGCCGCTAGGCTAGTGTGATTTACATCTCTTCATCATCTAGCATGCCACACTCACGCATGTAGTCCTCATGCTCTATAACACCAATGTTAAAGGCGATAGGGTCGCAACACTCCAAGATCTCGGCGGGGGTAAAGGTAGAGTAACCAATCTTTACCTCTGGATAAATCTCATTAAGTAAATCCATAAAGCTTTCTTTTATAGTTAGGTCTCTTTCAAATTGTGTCATACTCAATTAAATAACTCCTTCATCTCGCTAATAAAGTCATGCCACACAATGCGTGCCATGTATAGGGCGGGGATAGCAATAGATAGTTGCACTAGTGTAGTTAGTAGTCTGTTCATTACTTATCTCCAAACATGTTAAAGACCTCATCTATTTGTTCATCTGTTAGATGGTCAATCTGTATAGCCTTAACAAATCCGAACACATCTTCTTCTTCTGCCATTAGTTGCTCATACATTTCTTCTTCTGCTAGGTGTGCGTATTGGTCTTGCACATCTGCTTGGATAGTATCCCATTTAGTCATTAGTTAGCCCCTACCTTGATGTCCATTACATTAGCGGTAAATTTCTTACCCTTGCCTAGTTCGCTGTCATTTAGTGAGTTGATTAGATGGTCAATAGCCTTGACCTCATGTGCAACATTGTTTACAGAGATTAGTTTAGAGCCTTGCCAAATTGAGTAAGTGATAGTCATTTAAGTTCTTCTTTCGTTAGTAGTTATAGTAGGAATTGTAGCGGATAGGTCTGACAAATTGGGGAGACACGCCGTTAGTTAGCGTGTGATTTAGAACACCATGTCTGGTGGATTGCTAAGTATCTGCACTCTGAGCAGATAGCGTCTCCTAGTCTTGCTAGTAGTTGCTCTCTAGTTTCTAGAGAGTTTCTGTTTTCATGTATTGAGTTCATTTGAACTCCTTTCTTTATCTTATGTCTTAAGACTATACTAGGGCACTGACAAATTCAAATCCAAAATGGGTTCAATTCGGACATTTCTAAAAAAAGGTATGTGATAAGGGTCACAAATAAGCCTATTATGGTCGCACTATCGGACAATTCGGACATTCTAAATAGTGTGTATCATACAAGAAAAAAATATATTAACATTTTTAAAAATCTGAAAAAGCTTGACCTACAAAAATGTCTCATGTTACAATTGGAAAGGTTTCGGGGGTTACACTAAGACTCAATATGCCAAGTTAGATACTTGGGAATATGATCTAGTAACTTCTCCTACTTTCCAAAAAGTTAAAATTTGGGGGGTAGGGGGGGTTTGCTAAAATCTAATTTCCAAGTTGAAAGTTATAAAGATTAAAACAAAAGACAAATACAAAAAATAAAATTATATTAACATTATAGTATACCAATATTGCAGTTGACTAGAATATAGGGTATACTAAGAATATGAAATGTAACTTTTGCAATAACGACAAGTATATTGAAAGATTAAACTCTAGAGGTGTACTTGAGTCGTATTGCACAGAATGCATTAAAAAGTTAATTAAAGGCGGGAAATGAAAATAATTGTTATAGCAGGTCTTGTAGCTATCCTAGTATATATATGCGGAATAATTCTGCAGTTCAATATAAACTAGGGGGTATAGCTTAATCTGGTTAAAGCAATTGTCTTATATACAATCGAGTTTGGGTTCAAATCCCAATATCCCTACTTTGTCCCTATAGCTCAGTTGGTAGAGCAAAAGACTTTTAATCTTTGGGTCCTTGGTTCAAGTCCAAGTGGGGACACATAATATATTCTAGTTGACTAAGATATGGAGTAACATGAAAAATAAAATAGGAACAAGTATACTATTGCTGGCAACAGCAATCGCTTCTGGATATGCTTTATATGAATTGTTAAAAAAAGCGGGACTAGGAGATTCTTTCGACTTCGATCTATTTGAAGATATAGATAAAGATGATCAACTCTAGCCTTGTTCACGATATAGCTAAATCCTTTAAACAAAGACGACATAGAGAATGTAACTATTATATGGCAGATACTTTACTTGCCTCCGCCGCCCTAGAATGGGCCGTAGAACGGCTAGAAGGCTATTTAGGCAAATGTTTGAACACATCTTATGGGTATTGTGACACATGGTACTTAGAAAGTCATTCTCAGTGTAAGATCTTAATGGATATTCTGTACGAATTTACACAAGATGAAAAATATAATAAGACATGGGGCAAAAGAGTAATTCAATAATTGGTTCTTCTACCGCCGACGCACTTTTTTCGCACTATTTAACACTATAAAATAATTTAATGTATAATGAACGTCTACCCTGAAAAGAGATAAAATGGAAAACACCGAAGACAGAGTTGCAATGAATAAGAGAAATGTAAAGCCTAGAAATCTTTCTCATATTCACATTACAAAAGATTCCGATAGAGACATGCTTCCATTTTCTTCTAAAAATATAAACTGGGGCGAATATGCAAGAGAGATTGCAAAAGTCAGGGTTGTCCCAAGCTACGAGCTAGGTTCTTCTGGTGACTATGAAAGTACATTTAATAAAAAGTATTACTTCGCAGGTAGAGAATCAGAATTTTATGAAGAAGATGAAGACATCACCTATGTAATGAATAACTTTGGTCATCGTTCAGATGATTTTAAAAAAGAACATGACGGAAAGCACTTACTCTTTGCAGGATGCTCAGAGACATTTGGCTTTGGATCTAACATAGAGCATAATTGGTCTAAACTTGTTTACAATAAAATTTCAGAAGAAGAAAAAGTTTCTGGGTTTTATAGATTGTCTTTTCCAGGTGGAAGCTGGCAGATAATATTAAACAATGTTGTTGGGTATATAGAAAAGTTTGGTGCGCCAGATTCACTTTATATTCTTATGCCAAATCTTGAGAGACATGCAACATTTAATCCTAATGGATGTTACTACGAAGACAAATCCTATCCAGATACCGTTATGATTTTAACTCAACCAGAATTAAAAGAAAGAGACTGGTCCTGGTTTAATAATAATCCAATTTTAACAGAAGAACAATTTTTTTCAAACTTAGCAAACTTTGGATTTGCTATGAGAATGTTTGAGCTTCTATGCAGGGACCTAAAAATTGATTTAAAGTGGAGCTGCTGGTCTCATTACTCAGACGAATTTATTCAGACTATACCGCATTTAAATAAATATATATCTATGTTTGATTTAGATGCCTTAGAGTATGCAAGACAAAACCCAAACCCTCATTTTAATTCAAATAGAAGCGATCATGTTAATTTGTATGTTCAAGAGCATTGGGCAAATACATTTATGGGATATAGTCATGACTCAAGCAATTTATCTACCGAAGAGATTGAGTTCTTAAAAAAAGATCTAGGTGGTAAAGGCGACTATATTTACTAGTCGTTTAAATTTGCCAATTCTTCAAAGTATTTTTTTCTATAATCTCTTCCCCAAAAAAAAGAAACTAGATTATATCTTTCTCCAGAAATAACTTCATTTACTTTATGGAATGCATCCATGTCTCCCTTAAAGAATATAAATGTTCCTGGCTTAGGCTTTAATTTTAAGTCATATTGAGGAAACTCAATTTCTCCTCCTTCGTATTCATTATTTAAATACAAGAGTGAAGAGTAGTCTGATTCAAACCCTATTTTTTCCATAACTTTAGGATTAGTTCCATATGGGTTAAACTCTCTCCCGCTATTTTCATAGTTATCATAGTGTTCGTTTAGAGCCGCTCCCTCTACCATTTTACTAAAAAAGAATGTTCTCATATCTAAGTCTTTTTTATATTGCTCAGACATGACTCTAGACATACTCCAGGAAATATTTGTTATTAGATCAGAACATATGTTTTTATACGGATCTATTTGATAAGGTGGAAAAGCGTTACCTGGACGAACATCCCATGCGTGATCTATGCTTGTTGATGGTCCCCCATAAATTCCCTTATTAGGTGTTTCATTAAATGAATTAGAGTATGATCTAATTAAAAATTTGCAAGTGTCATTAGATATAAAATTTTCAATAATATTTATAGTTCCAACAGTTTTCATTTATTTTTTCTTTCTGTTTTTATTAAAAAAATTTTTAAATAAATTTTCTAGTTTGCATTCTATGCATTTACATGAAGACATCGCCTGCTTTTCTTCAATTTGAAAATAAGGGCTTTTCATCACTTGGTGAAAATGATATCGTGGCATAGTATAATTATACCACTTTAAATAATTAAAAAACCCCAATTGGAGGCGGATCCAATTGGGGTTTACCACTTACGTGGCATGTATTAGGAGATTAAACTCAACTAATACAAGATTATACTTTTTCTACAATAACTTCTTTTTCAACAAGCAAGTCGTATACGTTTGAAAGTAAATATGTTAAAACCGATGTATTTGATTCAACCTGTTTTTCTATATCCATTAAATCTACTCCACTTTGAACGCCAAGAGCTCTTGTATCATTATTCATTTTTTCCACCATAAGCATTACTGTTCTTATTTTATCCATTACTTTCCTCCTCATTAGTATATGCTGGTGCTGGTCCCAGCAAAAATCCTTCTTTGTGATATTCTACCATTTTATTTATTTCATCGCCACCAACCACACTATTAGCAATAATAGTCAATATGTCGTATATTCTATGAAGCATTATGTAGTTAACCATAGGTAGGTTCTCTTCTATAGACTCCTGTGTTTCATTTTCCATATTATCTCCTATCTAGTTAAAAAAGCTTTTTAAAAATACACTTTTAGATTTATCTATTGACTCTATTATATCTGAAAAATTTGATTTTGAATAGATGTTTTTTACGTCTATTTCATATTTTGCATATAAAAAATCATACATGTGAAAATTTTGTAATTCATCAGTATGTATTGATAAAATTTGCGTTCCGCTATTGCAAAAAATTGTATTAAGTAATCCACTTCCAGCAAGGCTTATTATTTTTTCAGAAGAGGTTGTTATTGATATTTGATCTTCTATGCTATAATCTTCTAGGGATACTGATTCGTAACCAAACTTTTTAAAATAATTTTCAAGTGCATCATACCCATCAATAGACCTATCTGAGTATATACGTGGATTTCTAGATATATATATTTTTTTATTTGCTTCTATACTTTTTATATGTTTAGCATAATGAAGTTTTAATATATTAAATCTATTTAAGTCCCAGATTAAAGCCGCACCAGATATCATTGGATAAAAAGGAACTAAGCCATCAATGTTAAGAGAAACATCATGGTTAAAGTCAATTTGAGGAATGTGTCTCGTATACCCTTCATCACTGTCAGCTGTAAAAAACAAAGAATACGTAAAGTCAGAGCTAAAATCTTGATTTTTTTCTGCAATAACACACTCAAATTTAATATTATTTGAATTAAAAAAATTTTTTAAGTATTTAAAGTTTAAAGATTCTTTATAGCCATCATTATTTTCCATACCTAAAAATATTTTTTTATCTGATAAGGCTTCAGCATTTGTAGCAATTAAAACAACTTTAAAATCAGGATCATTTTTAGATATTGTTATTAAAGTTGGAAAAATTTCTATTAAATCGTGAAAGTACCTTTTAATAAATGGAATAAATAAAACATTTCCACTGTAATGATTTTTAGATTTTTTATTAAATTCGCTAATGTATGGAGTTAGAAGCCAAGATCTGTATGGATTATTGCTTTCTGAGTGCAGCCTAATAAAGGGATTCTTGGATTTTAAAATAACAGCAGCTTCGCCACATTCGTAAGCAGATACAAAATTATTATGACTTAAAATATTTTTTATGATGTTTTCTTTTTTCACAAGATCTACATTTTTAATTTTTTTAATTATCATTATTATTAACTTTTTCAACTATATTGTTATATAAATAGATCCCAATATTTTTTTTATAGGAACAAGAAATACAATATAAAAAAATTTTTTCATCTTCATATTGATTACAGAAAAGAAGACCTTGATCTAGTGGGCATTCCAATCTAGGTACAAGGCCTTCTTCAGAAAGTGCTATGTATTTAGATACATATTGTATCTTATGCATTTTCTCCTACTTCTGTGTAGTTGGGAATTTTAAGTAAAACTCCTTTGCTCTTGGGGTTAGTCCCTTCCAAGCCGACCAATTTAAACCGCCATTAGTCATGTAATACGTTATCTCTGCATTTATTACTGGATCAAATAATAGTACATTTGATCTCAGGTCAAATTTTTCTTTACGAGCAACACCAAGGTTTCCCAACATGTTGATCTGAAAAATTCCATAGGAACTGTCTCCAGTATTCCTGTTGCCATTATATGCTAGTGGGCGTCCATTGGACTCCGTCTTTGCAATGGCCCAAGCCGTTCTAAGGGCTTTTCCTTCAAAACCTACTGCTGCCAGTAGTTCTTTCAATTGATAGTCTGAAAGCTTTTCCGAAGGCTTGTAAACAGTATTGCTGTACTTTTCTAAGGTTTCTTTCTTAAGTTGTACTTCTGTCTTTGGTATTTCTATCTTCAAAGCTTGAGCGGGTACCACAGTATTGTTTGTAAATAGAAATAATGTTATCATTACTATTACAGTCGTACTATGAGCAAAATCGCTCAGCTTTTGTTTTATATTCTCCATTGGCATTTCCTCCTTTAGAGAGATAACGAACTATAATAATAACATCTACTAGCAAGTAGTGTCAAGCCAGTCAACTAGGAAGGTTTTATGCAAATATCGTTTTCAACGCCAACTATTAATATGAAAAATAATAATGGCTATGGCTATGCTGGATTAAACATAGTTGAATCTTTAAATAGTTTAGGACATGAAGTTCCTTTTCAAAGCCCAAAAGCCCCAGTACAGTTAAATTTTTCTCAGCCAGATCATTTTAAAATGCATAGAAATCAATATCAAATATCTTATACTCCATGGGAGTCTACTGTAATTCCGTCTATATGGAAACCAAATTTAGAACTTGTAGATGAAATATGGACAACATCAGACTGGTGTGCAAATGTATTTGAATCAAATGGGTATTCGGATATTAAAGTTTTTGCACATGGAGTTTCATCTGCATGGTTTCCAAAAAGAAGAAATGGTGATGGAGTAATTAAATTTTTACATATTGGAGAACCAGCACCAAGAAAAGCAGGACAAATGGTTCTAGATGTATTTTTATCTTTATTTGCAGATAACCCAAATTATTCATTAACCATAAAGGCTTATGGCGTTAATACCACTAGAGTTTACAATAACTATATAGATAAGAACATCATTGGGTTACCGCAAAATATATATCAAAATGTTAATGTTATAACAGAGAATCTCGATGAAGAAGATTTAGTAAAGTTATATCATGATCATGATGTTTTAGTTTATCCAAGTTATGGAGAAGGGTTTGGCTTTATACCACTTCAAGCTTTAGCTACTGGAATGCCAACGATATGCACAGCTGCTTGGGCGCACTACAAAAAATATCTTGGCCCATTAAAATTAAAATCTCAACTTATAGACTCACCCTGGCAGTTCCCCCATGAAGGCAAAGTTTTTGAGCCAAACCGTCAACATCTGGTGGAGCTTATGAGAGAAGTTTCAATTAACTTTAATGCATACTCTGGATATTATTATTCTCAGGCAACCAAAATTCATGAAGAGTATAACTGGATTCAGTTAACTAATAATGCATTTTCAGATATATTTAAAAAGTTTTCTAATCCCTTCCCTCAGTAAATAAAGTTTGATACACTTAGGGACTAATTAAAATTTAACAACCGCAAGGCGGAGAAAAGGTGACTCATAAATGTCAAGAACTATTGAAAACCCATATGAAAACTTCATTGCATTATCTCGTTATGCAAGATGGCTAAAAGAAGAAAATCGTCGTGAAACATGGGGCGAGACAGTAGATAGATATTTTGACTTTATGTTAAATCATTTATCAAAAATGAATTATGTTCCAGAAGACAAACTAGTCAACGAATTAAAGCAAGCAGTATATGATAGAAATGTTATGCCTTCTATGAGATCTGTAATGACTGCAGGTGCCGCTCTAGATCGTGACCATGTTGCAGGTTATAATTGCTCGTTTGTTCCAGTGGATAACCCAAGATCTTTTGATGAAACAATGTACATTTTAATGTGTGGAACAGGGGTAGGGTTTTCTGTTGAATACAAATATGTCAATAAACTTCCGTCAGTTCCAGAAAAATTAGAAAAGTCAACTACAGTTATTATAGTAGAAGATTCAAAGCAAGGCTGGGCAAAAGCATATCGTGAATTACTAGCACTCCTATGGTCAGGTCAGATTCCAGCAATTGATGTAAGCAAACTTCGTCCAGCTGGTGCAAGGCTTATGACTATGGGCGGAAGATCATCTGGACCTCAGCCTTTGATAAATCTTTTTGATTTTACTATTGCAAAGTTTAAGTCTGCAGCAGGCCGTCAATTTAAGCCAATAGAGGCTCATGACATAATGTGTAAGATTGGCGAGATAGTCGTTGTCGGTGGAGTGCGTAGATCTGCAATGATATCTCTTTCAAACATTAATGACATTGAGATGGCTCAAGCAAAATCAGGAAACTGGTGGGAAAACAATTCTCAACGTGCACTTTCAAACAACTCTGTTGCATATTCTCGCAAACCAGAGATGGAGCAATTTATTGCAGAATGGAAGTCTTTATATGATTCAAAATCTGGAGAGCGTGGAATTTACAACGTCGCAGCGGCTCAAAAGCAAGCTGCTAAATTTGGTCGCAGAGATCCAGAAGTACACTATGGCACAAATCCATGTTCAGAAATTATTTTACGTCCTTATCAGTTTTGTAATCTTTCAGAAGTCGTATTACGTGAAAAAGATACAAAGAAAGATATTGAAAGAAAAGTAGAGCTAGCAACAGTACTTGGAACATGGCAATCAACTCTTACAGATTTTAAATATCTACGTAAAATATGGAAAGATAATACAGAAGAGGAAAGATTATTAGGAGTTTCCTTAACTGGACAATTCGGACATAAGTTTATGTCTGGAAAACAAGATCTAGTTTCACTAGAAGCTTTCTTAATGTCATTAAGAGAAAAAGCAAGAGAAACAAACAAAGACATTGCTGCAAAAATTGGTATACCAGAGTCCGCAGCAATTACTTGTGTAAAGCCTTCAGGTACTGTTTCTCAGCTAGTTGGCGTTTCTTCAGGAATGCATGCCTGGCATTCAGATTATTATATTCGTACAGTTCGTGGCGATAAAAAAGATCCGCTCTCAACTTTTTTAAAAGAGGTTGGGATTCCAGTTGAAGATGATGTTATGAAGCCAAACGATACACATGTATTTTCATTTCCAGTTAAAGCCCCAGAAGGCGCTATTACAAGAAATGATTTAACTGCGATAGAGCACCTAAATACATGGCTTGTATACCAGCGTGCCTGGTGTGAGCATAAACCATCAATTACAGTTTCAGTAAAAGAAGAAGAATGGATGGAAGTCGGCGCTTGGGTATATAAGCATTTTGATGAAGTATCTGGAATCTCATTCTTGCCTCATTCAGATCATTCGTATAAACAAGCCCCATATCAAGAAGTAACTAAAGAGCAATACCTGGACCTTGTTTCCAAGATGCCTAAAAATATTCGATGGGAAGATTTATCTTTTTATGAAACAGAAGACGGCACAAGCGGAACCCAAACCCTAGCATGCACATCTGATGGCAATTGTGAGATTGTAGATATATCAGCATAGTGGTAGAATAATAAGATTGGGGAAACCCAAAATTCTGGGCACACCGCCCAAAATGGAGATGATAAAATGAGTAAATTCGATAAAGCGGATTTAAACAAAGACGGAAAGGTAACAATGACAGAACAATTATTAGCAGCTTTAGGAACATACGCAAGAGCATTCCTATCTGCAGCAATTGCATTATATATGACTGGAAACACAAATCCAAGAGATCTTCTCATGGGTGGAATTGCAGCGGTAGCTCCAGTTATCCTAAAGGCATTAAGCCCAAGCAACCAAGAATTTGGTTTTAAAAGCCCAAAGTAAATAGTTGATTAGAAATGCTCCTGTGCTAAAATTGGTACAGGAGTATTCCTATTTAGGAGACTATGGCAAATGGCAGTATCAAAAAACTTTGAAGTAGATCAAAATGCTACATTCATTTTTGAAGTTCAATACACTTTGGAAGATGAAGTAACGCCTATTGATATTACTGGTGCATCCGCAAAGATGCAGGTTCGTGACACCCAAGGTGGTTCTAAGTTAGCTTTTACGCTAACTTCACCAACAGGCGGAATTACAATAGATGGCCCAGATGGAACATTAACTGTAAAGATGACACCAACCCAAACAAACAAACTGTTCTATCCAAAATCTTCTTATGACATTATGATAATTGATTCTAATGGGAATAAAATAAAACTCCTTGAGGGTTTTATGACACTCAGTAGATCGGTTACCATCTGATGGCTGAAAAAGTAATAGTAAAAGAAACCAAAAACAAAGTAATAATTTCAACTCCTGGTCCACAAGGGCCAAGAGGTAGAACTATTTTAAGTGGCACTGGTGCTCCTGCTAGCAATCTAGGGCTGCAAGGTGATTTTTATTACAACACATCAACAACAGATTTTTATGGACCAAAAGCATCAGACACTACTTGGTCTGGAGCAACAATAATAAAATTTATTCAAGAGGGTGCTGACTATGCCTATACAACAGGCTGGGAACTCACTCAAGTTCAAAATGATACTATTAATAACTTTTATTATGTAAATATAACACACAACTTAGGATTCTATCCAAATGCTACAATTAAAGACAGCGCAGGAGATCTAGTAGAAACTGGAATAGACTATATTAATACAAATACAATAAAGCTGACAATGGCTCAACCATTTTCAGGGACAGCATACCTGTCATAAAAGGAGAATAAAAAATGGCAAGAAAATTTTTAGTTAGTTTAGACCTCAATAAAAATGAGTTACTAAATGCTAGATTACAAAACCTGGCCTCCGACCCATCTTCACCAGTGGCAGGTCAGATTTACTTCAATACTCAAGAAAATGTAACAAAGTTTTACGATGGCTCTCAGTGGATTTCAGGAGGCTCAACTAAGTTTGGTATTGAGTCTGCAAGACCATCTGCTTCAAAAGCAGGAACACTTTTTGCAGCAACAGATACAAGTACTTTATTCTTAGACAATGGAACCTCATGGATTCAAATATCTGTTAATCCACAAGATTTAGCAGATGCACTACAAGAAGCAAAAGATTATACTGACACTCGTGAAATTGCAATTACATCTGCTTACGAGTCATATGCAGATCAGGCTGAAGTAGACGCTAAGGCATATACAGATCTTCGTGAAACCGCAATTACAACTGCTTATCAATCTTACACAGATTCAGCAATCAACAACTTGGTTGATGGAGCTCCAGGATTATTAAATACATTAAACGAAATTGCAGCAGCAATTAATGATGATGCAAACTATTTTACAACAATAACAAATTCAATAAATACTAAGCAAGATGCATTAACTGCAGGCAATGGTATTGCAATTGACGGAAGCGAAAATATAACAGTAAAGCTTGGTTCAGGACTATCATTTGATGTATCTGGAAATATTGTTCCGTCTAGTGGATATGGTGTAAGAAAGTATGCAACTTCTGTTGGAGACGCAACTGCAACATCATTTCAGATTAACCACGTCTTTGGTACAAAAGACGTTACCGTTCAGGTATTTCAAAATGCCGCAGATTATGGACAGGTTGAGGTAGATGTAGAGCATACAAATATTGATTATGTAACTGTTAAGTTTGCCGCAGCACCATCTCTAAATGAGTTTAGAGTAGTAGTTATAGGCTAACATGTCTAGAAAATTTAAGTCTTTACTTAATTTATTAACACTCCCTTCCGACCCAATTGGGTCGGAAGGCGACGTGTTTTTTAATACAACAGATAAAGCCTTAAAAATTCACAACGGAAACACCTGGGTTACTATTTCACAAAACACAGATCCAGTCCCATTCTACATGCATACTCACACATACGATGGAGATGTTCATACAATTGATTTAAAAAACCCAGTTTTATTTACAAATATTAATAATGAAGAGCCAGCAACAGTTTTAGAAGAACTTCCAATAGTTGATTCCATTGAAGGTGGAACCCCATCCTCATTGCAAGATGAAACACCAACCCTATTTGAGTTAAGTTTGTTTGATGGCGGTGCACCATAAATAAAATACGCTATAATTAGATAATAAGCAACACTGCCTGGAGGCACAAATGGCAACAGATTTTCCAGTAGACTTAGATATATTAATAAATCCAACTTCTACAAACAAGCTATCAGCACCATCTCATTCACAGCAACACGCAGATGCAAATGATGCAATTGAGGCTTTGCAAGCAAAGGTTGGAATCGATGGGTCTACAGATCCAGATTCATTAGACTACAAGATTGCAACAGTAGAAGAACAGATTGCAAACTTAGGTTCAAGCGGGGCAACAACTGTAGAGCTCCTCGGCCTAGAAGGAAACAATGATGTTTCTGCAACAGTTTGTGAGATAGAAAATGCTACAGTTCTAGATACATTCCAAGCAAATACTTGGGCAACTGTAAAGTATACTTTGCAAGTAACAAGAGGTTCAGATATGTATGCTACCGACATACTTGTTTTAAATGATGGAATCAACATTAACGTATCAGAATCAAACATTATTTCTAACACAGATAACAATCTATTTACTTATACTTTTGAATTAAATTCAGGTATAATTAGGTTAAAGATAACCCCTGTAAGTACTGCTGTTACAGCAAGATACTACAGAACAGCAGTTAAAAAATAAGCAGTAAAAGGAGTCATATAGATGGCAACAGTAAATAAGAACTTTAGAATTAAACATGGACTCATTGTTGAAGGTGCTACAGGTACTATCAATGGTCAAAATATACTTACAGAAACAGGCGGAGATTCTTATATTCTCAACCTTGTTGGTGGAGCAGCTCTTGTAAAATCAGTAGAGGCTACACAGCTTGAAGTAAGCGGTGCTGGAAAGCTATCTATAAAGTCTGGTGTATTTGACCCAGCAGGCTCAGCCGCATCAGCTCAAGCAGCAGCAGAAGCAACTGCATCAGCAGATGCAACTTCAAAGGCTAATGCAGCTCAAGCAGCAGCAGAGGCAACTGCAGCAGCAGATGCAACTTCAAAGGCTAACGCAGCTCAATCAGCAGCAGCAGAAGATGCAACTTCAAAGGCCAACGCAGCTCAAGCAGCAGCAGAGGCAACTGCATC